TCCATAAACAGTTTTAAAGCTAACATGCAACCATTTTCTAATTTATCATTTAACAGACTTAATGCTAAATCATCCATTACTGATAATTTATTTCTCAAATCATCCTCATGCGATTTTGGCTTTCTACCTGCATTTGCTCTTGCTCCTCCTCTTGTTCCCATATTGAAATAATTTTGATTATTCAATTACAAAGGTATAAAATTTGATTTTGTTAATCCCATAGCCTGCCTAATATCTCCTCAATATCGTTTTTTAAATCATCTAACTGCTCTGTATTCTTTTCTAATATTCTAAAAGCATTCTTTGATGCTCCCTTTAATTTCATTAGCTTATCATTTAACTGGCCGTATTCCGGCTTTCCTTTTATCTCCAGAATTACTATCTCTAAATTCTCTGTTAATAGCTGGCTAAGAATGTAACTCATTGCCATGCTTTTCTCTGCTACTGTCATTCCCTTATCCATATATTAATTTTTTTTAGCTTACTATAATCCGCATTAAACTCAACAGTTTTAAAACTATCAATATATTGTTTAACACAAAGAATAAAAATATCTCTCCTTATTTTATCAATTTTATTTAATTCCATTATTTGGCCTGGCTTCATTTTATCTAAAATATGATAGGCTTTTTGCAAATCTTTGTCTGTGTTCATGTTAAATATTGATTCCAATGTAGTATCTGTTTTTAATAACACCTTTATAATTTTTTGATTTACTCTTTCCAAAAATACCAACTAAGCATGAGCCAAATATTTTCATACTATTTATTTTTGTATCGGTTTCATTTGAAATAATATAATCTTTCATTTCGGTTGCAGTCATGTAAGTATTTCTGTTTTCCGTATTAAAATACTTTAATATGAGTTTATTAATATCATCATGAATTACCTCATTTGGTTTAACCTTTACTGAATTTTTAAATAGCTGATTAAGATTTTCCAAATTAGCTTTGTTTGTTGATAACCAAATATTAAAATTTGATACGATGCAATTCATTTCATCAGAATTATATCTATAAATTATCTTTTCGCATTCATCCTCAGATATATTAAAAAATTCTCCTTTTAGTCTGCGATGTGCTAATTCTGAATGTATCTGCCTTTCAGTTTTAATACCAGATTCTGTTTTAATAACACCAATAATTTTACCACCATAAGGAGCATAAGTACAAAAGGATGAAAACCGAGACGATACATCAGGTTTAGATGTAAATCCAATTTTTACATGGTTTGTTCCGTTTTGCCTAAAAAAATAAACTAATTCTGTCTTTTTCATATATATAATAATTAAGATGCTAATATAGTTATTAATTATTTAATCCTAATACTTTACTGTTTTAATTCTATCCTATTAGCCTAAAAGTGTACTGATATATACTTAAACTATGTTTTATATAAATCTTAATAGGTTAATATTAAATATAAAGAGTTATAGTATTTGAAAATATTTATAATTGAAAATATATTTTTGCAATGATCAAACTAACCATGTTTTTGAATTTAAGCACTTAACCTATTAAGATTAGAACCCAACATCCTGATTATCAGAACTTTGACCATTTACACGAATGACCTCGTACCTATTAAGAATTACGCCATTTACAGATTTTGACCTAGATTTGCCAAAAACTTTTGCTAATTCCATACCAAATTTTCTCATTGAATGTATTTTTTGTTTTGTGTTAGATTCAACATAATCCTTAATTTCTGTTGCAGTTAGCCATTCAGAATACCCGCCATTATCAGCAGATTTAAAAAATTTGTAGATTAATTCACGTTCATAAGCAATGGACTGGAAGTCCTGCCCAACGCCATCTAATAGCGCCAATTCATCTTTGTTTAATTGCCACTCATCTCCATTGCTAAATGCTCTGTAAGCCTCCATAAATAACTCATCCTTATCAATTGAGTTGTATAATTCATGATCAATGGATAAAACTTCAATTGGCAAAATCCTTGTATTGCCAGTAGGATCGTTTATTATCTCTGGATCATTAGATGTGCCACATAGGACCGCAAGTCTCTTAAAATCCTCATTAGAACGTGCATAAGGCGCCCGCAAACTAAATATTGATTTAGATGTTAATTCCTTAAATCTTTTCTCATCCTGCTTTGATTTTCCGCCCATCTCATCATCCATAACAATAAGTTTCTGGCACATTAAAATGTCATCATCTTTGCCAGCATCCAATTTTGACTCAGCATAATATTTCTTTAAATCATTGGGCAATAACCGCCTAAACCATTCTGTTTTACCTGAGTTTTGACCACCAACCAATGATAATACGGACCTAACTGGACTACCATTATAGGCTGCAATTAAAGAAATTACCCATTTTCGGACAAATATTTCTTTCATTTCGGTATTTGACCTAATGCATTTAGATAAATCAGAAATATTGCCAATTGATTTACGATGTAAATTTTTGTTTATGTACTCAGTAATTGGATTGTATTCCTTTATAAAATCGCTAAAAATATAGCTTTCAACTAAATCCTTTGTAATATTATTGGTGTTAAAAAACATTCTGGCCCTTAAATAAATAGAGTTGATCCGTTCACGCCTAACCTCAATACCATTTTCCTCAATTATTCGAGTAATGGCATTTACTTTCATTGCATGATTCTGTGTCATCCACTCAGTTAATGCCTGTATTAATTGCTCAGGATCTGCGGATGTACTTTTAATTGAAATATCATCACGTTTAAAAACCTCATCAACCAATTTATTTGCTTCGCTTGCATTAATGCCATTAATCTCTGTCAATTGCTTTTTAATGACCTCTGGAGTATGCCCTGAACGCTTGCCTAATGTTGCAACCTGTACTGCTTTCTTTTGATTTTCAGGAGCATGAATGCCTACCTGTTTTAACATCCAGTAAAATGTCCCCGCAGTTATGCCATTTTTATTGCCTTTTAAACAAGATGTATATTGCTTTTCAGCATGTCTGCTATCATATTTTTCCGATACTGAGCATAAAGAATGGAAATACTCCCGCCCTTTCTCATCAAAACCGCTTGCAATGGCAAAACCTAACTTTAAATAGGAATCATAATCAGGCGCAAGATTATGCCCTAAATTTACACACTCAGCAACCATTTGAGCCACTGTATCGCCATCAATTACAATTGGCAATGATTTGCTCACAAACTTTTTTTCTGCAAGTGTACGTGCTAATTTTGACCTTTCATTAATAATCAATTCAGGATCATAAGATACAAATCGTAGCGATGCCACATTTTGAGGCGCAGAATCAACCACAATCCCAAATTCCTTAAAATAGTAATTGCGTAAAAAGTTAAAAGATTCTTTATGCTTCTCTGGATTTACCTTTACTACAATGGCTAAACCACCACCAGATGCAGATTTAAAAAGTGAGTAAGTGTACTGGTCCGTAATTAATGCGGACTTGTCAGAGAAATGATCAATATCAATTTGAATAAATCCAGAATGTGTAATTAATAATTCCTGTTTACGTTCCGTAAATATTCCCGAAATAGTAACCGCAGGCAATTGTTTTTTAAGAATATCCCTTTTAGTTTTATCCTGCTCAGTTCTAATTTTTTCAATCTGCTCCTTATAATGGCCAGACTTAACAGATTTAAGAAAATCTAAAATAGATATTTTGCTACTTGAAATATGGGCCTTGCCCTTTTCAGGTAATGAGTTAAATAAAGAAATATCCATTTATGATCTCTTTACATGCTCATCAATTGCCTGCTTTAATTTTGCCTTCAATTTAGGCGCCTGAGATAACCAAATTAAATACTTTAACTCATCATCAGATGTCATTGAGTTTAATTCTCGATCCTTGTACTTTCCGAAATGTAAGGTAAATGGTTTATCTTTTGGCAAATGCTTAATATAGCTTTCGCAAGAATTGCAATAGGCAGACGTATGAGGCCCTGCTTGGCGTTCTGTATAATCATTAACAGATCCGCATTTTTGACATGTTATGTCCATAAAATAAAAAAAGCCTGATAATATAAGGGTATTATTCAGGCATAAATTATAAATAATAATTATAAAAGTCCCTTAATCCCTTTATAATTGTTTTAATTCTAAAGGCTAAATTACAAATTATTTATATAACTAAGAAATATTGTTTTGGCTTGTTCAGAACCCTCTGCAAATTCAACTTTCCAATTGTTTTTGCGCAGAAAATTATGAAATTCGCTTTGCTCTTGAACGTGCTTGTTTTTAGATAATGATCCATCCTTTAAATATAGTCCAGAATCTAAACGCTTTAATTCTATTTGCAAACCGCAATAATTACCAACTGCATGATAAATTGCAATGTCTGGCCAGCCTCTAAATGGATCAATAATTGATTTAATATTCTGCATTTGCGGACTAAGTTTGCTTGCGCTTTGAATATCAGATCTAAATCTAATATCAGGATATTGATTTTTCAACCATTTACAAAATACCATTTGATGCGACCACTCCGATTGTTTAGGCTCCGATTGCTTTACTATTTTAGCAGTTGGTCTGTAATTATACATTTCCATCGGATCACGTTTTATTTTTTCCATCGTTCCTCTATTTCTTTTTTTTGTTCTGGTGTTCCCTCCGCCCAAAATATGCGATCTCTGGCCCTTAAATAATTCTCAATAATATCTGATTTGTATGGCTTTGGCTTTGCTTTAAATGTTTTAATTTCGCCTAATTCCTGTACATCTCCCTGCCCATTTAATTTAATATGCTTTGGAGGCATTATACTTTTGATTTTAAAAGAATGGTTACTGGATCATTAATTTTGCGATAAAACCAATATTTTGTCATCCATCCGCATAGGCTCGGAGTAGATAACCTTAATCTCCTGCTGGCATCATTAATGCTTAACCCCTTACCACATACCAACTCCAATGCTTTTGCTATCCTTGCAGGATTTGGAGGCCCAATGTCGGGCCTTTTTAAATGTCCGTACACAATATTATTTTCCATACCTTAAAATCCAAAATCATCCTCTTTGGGAACATTTACAGGCGCAGTTGTCTGGTTCTGAATAACTACTTTGCAATTGCCTAAAATTGCACCTTTAATGCCTGAATCTCTCTCCTCTTTTGTAGTTTCTTGAACTATCATGCCATTATTGCCATAATTATCAGTAGCATCATTTAATAATAAGGTACAGGATAAATAAGTACCTTTCTCTCCCTTGTACAACTTTGTTTTGTCAATTTTTGAAACGTCTAATTTTAAACGTATGATTTTATCAGCCATGTTTTTATTTATTTATTAATGAATTAATGTACTCTCTTGATTCTGCAACTCTTGCATAAATTAAGTCAATTGCCTTTTGATCCTTATCAATATTAAAAGTCCTTATTCTGTCATAATCTGGAATTTCAATAAAATGGTTTGATGTTGCAGTTGGGCAAAATTCTTTTACGTAACTTTCAAAGGTATCCTTTGTGTAAGTCATATTGCAAATTATCTGATATATTTTATTGGCATCGGATTCCCACTTTATAGCCTGCTCAATCAATGATATATCCGCATCGATTAAAGTATATGCCAATACTGATTTGTCGCATCCTGTGAGTTCCATATAACTCTGTAATTGCCAATAATAATCTTTGTTTGGTACATCCTTATCAAACATTGGAAATGTATCTAAGGACCAGGAACATTTATTATCATAAACAACTCCATTAACAATTAAATCAGGCGTTCCAATTAGGTAATCATTTTGGAATAACCCAATATTTTTATAAACCATTCCCAAATCTAACTGCAATGCCATTAGAGTAAACCCATCCTCTTCTGCAATATTGCCCTTATCTAAATATTTTGATTTAACATCAGCACGCCTTTTGTATAAATGATTTTTTAGCCATGCCTCTAAATAACTGTAACCAGTTTGGCCCAATCCTTTTACGCCCATTAATTTGGCGGTTGCTGAAGACCTTATTTTGAAAGTTGGTTCCATTTGATTTCGTATTGACTGTTCAAATTTTCTGTTAAATGCGCCTTTAATGATTCAAGAGTTGAAATATCCTTTGCCTTTTCAATCAGCTTTTCTAATCTCTCCTCTTCTTTACTTTTAGCAACATCGGCTAATTTTGCATCTGCTGAGTATTGGATTGTATCTTTTCTGTTTAAATCACTACCAAATGTAGTACCGAAATGATCGCATGCATCTTTTATTGCAATTGTTTTTGCAATTGGATAAGCCATTGACAAAGCGCCATTATTGATATTAATCAAATCGGCTGGAGATGTACCTTTTGCAGTCTGCAATTGGACCGCACCAATTCCATCATGAAAATCCCATTCATTAGTAACTGGATGCAAATAATGAACCCGCACAACTACATAAACACCATTGAAAGACGTACCCTCTCTCAATATCTCAATCCTGTAACGCTTAAAAATGCGCTTTAATAAAAACTCAATTTTATCAATTGGCAAATAATTATAGCCTTTAATAAATGGATGAGTTTTAATCCAATTGGCTGGCGGTTGCTGATTTAGTATAACTGCTAAATGATCAGTTTTTAATGCTTGTCCTGGCTCTGCATATAATTCCTGCAAAGTCGGCAATTTATTGATTTGTAATTCCATCATTCTTTTTTTGGTTAATAATACAAAGTTATAAAAATAATCTAATTAAAATGCCAAATGAGAGTAATTATTAATAAAATTAACGCCCATAGTAGCATCGTAAAGATAACCAGGTTAGTCTGTTGCTCTTTCAAAATCAATGATTGTTTCTAAGGCAAGTGAATAATCCCCATCAAATAAAATAGTTACAGTATCTCTGCCATTCAATGTCTGAACATTATCTTTAGCTCCTGTAATTGTTCCCTCCAAATACTCCTCAATTAATAACTCCCCTGCATGATCAATATAAACAATATCATCCTCTGAATTATAAAACATCAAATGGTTATTAACATCCAAATCACAGTCAAATCCATAATCCTTAAATAGTTGCAATATCGCTTTCATAGTTTACAAATAAATTTTAATTTTCTTAAATTACTTATTAAGGCTTTCCCCTCTTTTATATTTTCGATTAAATCGTGATGATCCGTATAATTGGACCAGACTTTTCCGCTTGTTGGCGATGTATAAAACACCTGGTAATACTTTCTCCCCATTGGTATTATCTCAAAATCCTCAATCTTATCCTCAACGTATGGCATTGTAATTATATATAAAGTTAATC